AAAGCAGGAAAAGTTTGCGATGATCTTTGCTTGCGAAGATGTCACCCAAACAGAAGCCGCTCTCCGTGCTGGATTCAGTGAGAACTCCGCTGCGTCTATTGCTTCGCAAATGCTCAAGCTGAACCCTAGGGTCAATCAACGTATTGCAGAAATCAAACAAGAGCTTGGCGTCAAGTACGAAGTCACATTTGAAGGCCATGTCAGAAAACTAGCAGAGATCCGTGATGCTGCCCTCAGTGGTAACAATTTCGCTGCGGCTGTCGCTGCGGAAAAGTCTAGAGGCCAAGCAGCAGGATTGTACATAGATCGCAAAGAAATCTTGCACGGGCGCATTGACCAGATGAGCAAAGAGGAAGTCCTTAAAGAAATACAACAACTCCAAGAAGACTTCCCTGCTCTACAGGCGATTATGCAAGGTAATCTAGTGATCGAAGGTGAAGCGACGCAAGAAGACTAAACAAGAGTTGCTCGGGGTTGGTGTCGTGGCGCACCATTGTAATGTACCAAGTAGGTACGCTCACTAACTCATAGAAAGGAGTTGCGACATGGATATACATTGTAAGTTTTGTGGAGAACCTTGGGAGCATGACACCCTACACGAGTTTGGCGATTACAAGAATCGCGCCAAGCTCTTTGCACAGCTAGGATGCAATGCCTTAATGGAAGACGGCAATAGGGACTACCCCTGTGATATGCCTGTAGTAGACCCCGACATGGCATGGCAAGCAGACTTCTTGCAGCAATGGTCCGAACACCCAGAAGAGTGGATAGCCGACGGCATGCTAGGGGATATGTCATGATTGAGGTATTTAACATAGCAAGTGACGACCAAGTGTCGTTTATGCCTGTGATGGGTACCCTGTGGGCAGTCGCGTACTGCTATTGCGAGCAGCATGACAAGTTGCATGAGCTGTTCGAGGAGGAGCGCTTAGGTCGGTTTATTCAATACGCTAAGACGCTACCAGTGACCGTAGGTGATAAATCGGTAGCCTGCGGTGACTGGGTTACTTTTGAAACACAACCACACCAATTGATGGAGGTGCTTTATGCGGATTGATGAATGGACAAAACGTCTTGGGCAGCAACACTGGAATATCGCGGGTAAGGGACAAACCCTGTGCGGTAAGCCGATGCTCGGCAATAACTACGCGAAATACATCGAAAACGAGGATAAAACCCCGTGTGAATCGTGTCAAGAGCAACTGCAAGCGGTAGTCGGCCACGGAGGGGCGGATGTCTAAACCTGAGTCCCAGTTATGGAGTAAGTTAAAACAAGGGACTAAAGCCTCGGGCGTGTTTTGGACACGCCTCGAGACTTGGGCTACTCCCGGAGTACCTGATGTTCACGGAGTGAAGGACGGTACTTCCTTTTGGATTGAACTAAAAGTCAGTCAATTAAAAGTCATAAGAAAGATCGACCTGAGACCGCACCAAATCGCATGGCAGGTACAGTATTCAAATCAAGGGGGCAGTGTCTGGAACCTTGTTGGTCATCCTTCCTCCTCCTCCCTCAAATTATTTGGAGGAGAAAGAGCCATGGAGCTAGCTGAGGGGACGAAGGACCGTGAGGCGTTGACCCCGGATTGGGAAACGGGGAGGCCGTATGATTGGACCGCCCTCCTTGATTTTATTATCGCCCATGCGAGGAAGAAAGAGCATGAGCCGTGATGCGTGAGGCGTTGTGCGTGGTCAACTCTTCTTCTATCCTCGTTTGTCATCATCATTCATCTTCTATCCCGTCCCATTCTAAGAAGAAAGAGGATGATTGATGACGAACGATGGTGGGTGTATACGAGGAAGATTGATGATGACGTCAATCTTGACCGATTAAGAAGGATGCAAAAAGACTGGCAATGATAACTAATGAGAGTATAGTGAATACCGTAACCAAGGGGTTATGTAGGACCAATCATTTCTCATAGAAAGGAGATAGGAAAATGGCTACATCAGCTAAGAAAGCAGTAAAGAAAGCACCAGTCGCGAAGGCCGAGGTAAAAGTGGCTGAGCTCTGTCTCACCGGTGAAGAGCTTTCATACGGTGACATCTGGAAGTTTGTCCAAGAGCATGCCGGTGGTAACGAGGCCAACGTGAAGATTGTTCCACTGGATAACGTGGATCTGGCTAGCACGTCACCTGTACCGTTCGGTTATGGTGGTCGCGCTGGAGGCGTACGACAAACTATACAGGACTGGATGCTACGCGGTGTGGACGGTGACCGTAGTCTTAAGACTGCGCTCAATAAGGCCGCTCCGCTTGGGCACTCGCGCAAAAAGCCGGTCTGCCTCCACGCGCTCATGCACGGTGGCTACTCCCCGTCTAGCAAGTATTGGGGGACACCGTTTGTCAAACTGGTGGTTCAGGGTTAACCTGACCACTCCTTGAGTCGTACGTGTGTGATTAGGGAGCTTCGGCTCCCTCTTTTTTGACTTGCGAAAAGGATGAATATTGAGGACTTCCCATTCCCCTCCCATCCTCTCCCTTCCCTTTCCCGAGAGGAGGAGGATTGAGGATGACTTTTACTTATGTATACATATACATAAGTAATCAATATCTTTCTTTTTCTGGGGGGGGTTGTTTCACAAAAAGTCTATTGGCATACTGGCTTTGTAGTAATTAACAAATACCATAAAACTCATAGAAAGGAGCTGATTATGTTTACTGCTTGCACTAATGCTGTATTAAAATCCCTTGACCAAGTGGGTATACAACCGTTGTTTGTTGACAAGACTGACAACACCATGTTGGTAATGGTTGATGATTTAACCCAAATCTCGGTTACTGGGTATACGCACCAGACTGACGTTACAATAACCAACACTAATGATGACTATTTAAAAGTCAATTGTCTCGGGGCGTTTATTGTTTGTGACGATAAGCAGCTACAAGACCTGACTGACTTCTTGTCTAATCTGTAAGTAAGGGGGCTTGACATATGCGTAACAAGTACAAGTTTAGTAGTGGTGACGTGGTGATGTGGAGAGACGGATGGGGTATAGAGGATCCTGTCCAAGCCACAGTAATAAAGGACGGTGAGCCTCACAAAGGGGACATTGCTTATGATTTAGACAACGGTCACTGGGCATATGAGTATCAGCTTGAAAAAATCAGTGAGGGGTAGTTAAGGGGGCTTGTCCCCCTTTCTCCCATTCCCATTCCAGAGAAAAGAAGAGTATTGATGATTCCGAAGAACTTCCCCCCTACCTATCACTATCAATCAATCTCGGTGTTATTATCAATCATCCTCTACGGAGTATTGTTGAACAAACAAGACTAGCTCACCCAGTGTCAGCTTGGCATACTACACTTGCACACCAACACTACATACGGAGAAAGGTATGAGACTGATAAACAACATTGGTATGGTCCTGTTCTTAACAGGGTTGATCGTTGCCTGTTCAGCAGCTGAAGCTCAAGAGTTGTTCTGGCTAGGCTTGATTGCAATGCAAGGTTGCCTACTCATGGTAGCCGGAGGGCTGATGGCGACATGGCGCTCCTAGGTATTTTCTTTGCACTGACGGCAGTCGCCTTACTGGTGGCTGCTGCCTTAAGATAAACCATTCCCATTCCCATTCCCATCTCAACAGAGGAGAAGTTAGAAGACCACAGACACCGACAGGTGGTGTCTGTATATGCTAAAAAATCCTCTAAAATAAAGGGGTTACAATAAAGGCAAAAAACAGTATTATTTAACTGTGCCCAGCGGCACACACACACACACATACACAACTATAGGTATATAAAAATGGCAAAAGCAAAAACAGCAACAAAAAACACTACAGCAGCAGCAGTAAACGTAGCTACATTTACTGGCGGTAAGGAAATTACTTACGCGCAACTGTGGGCATGGGTTAATACAGCAGCAGGCGGCAACTTACACAATGTGCAAGTTGTGCCGCTGGCCAATGTGCAGGCGGGTACTAGCAGCCCTGTGCCGTTTGGCTATAACGGCAAAGCAGGCGGCGTACGCCAAACCATACAGGATTGGTTGCTGCAAGGGGTGGAAGGTAACACTAGCCTAGCAGCAATACTGGCAGCCGCTAAGCCCCTAGGGCATAGCAGCAAAAAACCCGTTTGCCTAATGGCAATGCTACAAGGCGGCTATAGCCCTAGCAGCGCAACGTGGGGCACACCATACGTTAAGCTGGTAGTGCAACCGCAAGCCAGCAAGTAAACCAACCAGTACAAAATGCCTGCCTAGTGCGGGCATTTTTTTGCGCGTTAAAAAACCGTTTGGTACAAAACACCAAGCCACCCCTACCCCCCCTACCCCCCCTGAGAGACGACACTCTTATGGTTGGCCCTAGGCTAACCATGTTTTGCCCGAATCTTCGATGGACCAACAACATTATATCATTAGTGAACTTTACTCGACCAAAAGCCCTGCTCCCCACCCCCCTAAACAAGAAAAGAGGGGGTAGGTTCATTGTGCTAGAAAAATTTTCGATATATGGTGTATTATTCGCATTGAACATTCAGCCAAGAGCCACTGCCCTATGACCTTGCCTTCTTTGCCGGAAGAATCGTTACGCAAGTACGCTAAGTTAGTCCAGCGAGCCAAGCGCTTAGAACAAGCCGAAGCGGCCCGCAGCCATTTTATGGATTTTACCAAAACCGTTTGGCCGGAGTTTATTAACGGTAGGCACCATCGGATTATGGCGGAGAAGTTTGACCGTATAGCCGACGGATCTTTAAAGCGACTTATTGTTAATATGCCCCCGCGCCATACCAAGAGTGAGTTTAGCAGTTACTTGTTACCCGCGTGGTTGATGGGCCGCAAGCCTACCTTAAAGATTATGCAGACTACCCACACCGCCGAGCTGGCGTTTAGGTTTGGACGTAAGGTGCGTAACTTAATGAACTCTCAAGAGTACAAGGCTGTGTTTGAGGCCGTGGAGCTACGCGCCGACAGCCAAGCAGCCGGTCGGTGGGAGACTAGTAAGGGCGGTGAGTATTTTGCGGCGGGTGTGGGTGGTGCGGTTACGGGGCGCGGAGCGGATTTGTTGATCATCGATGACCCGCATTCCGAGCAAGATGCCCTTTCCCCCACGGCTTTAGAGCATGCGTACGAGTGGTACACCAGTGGTCCGCGCCAACGCTTGCAACCAGGAGGGGCGATTGTAATCGTCATGACCCGCTGGGCCGAAAACGATTTAACCGGTAAGTTGTTGCGCCAACAGGCGCGGGATGTCTTAGCCGACAAGTGGGAGATTGTGGAGTTCCCCGCTCTAATGCCCGAAACGGACGAGCCGCTCTGGCCTGAGTTTTGGGAAAAGAAAGACCTGCTCGCCGTCCGAGGTAGCTTGTCGGTTGGTAAGTGGCAAGCGCAGTGGCAGCAAAACCCTACCAGTGATGTTTCTGCTATCCTTAAGCGAGAGTGGTGGCAAACGTGGAAGCCCGAAGAGCCGCCCGCCGTGAGCTACATTTTGCAAAGTTACGATACCGCTTTTAGCAAGCAGACCACCGCCGACTACTCCGCTATTACTACATGGGGAGTGTTCTTCCCCCAAGATGGCGACCCGCCCAACATTATCCTAATGGATGCCAAACGTGGCAGGTGGGACTTCCCGGAGTTGCGGCGCATTGCAATGGAGGAGTACAAGTATTGGGACCCCGAGTGTGTACTAATCGAGGCCAAGGCGTCAGGTATGCCTTTAACCCAAGAGTTGCGCCAAATGGGTATACCAGTGAGCAATTACAGCCCTAGCCGTGGTAACGATAAGTACACGCGAGTCAATAGCATTGCCCCCTTGTTCGAAAGTGGTTTAGTATGGGCACCTGACAGCCGATGGGCTGAAGAAGTCATCGACGAGTGTGCTGCTTTCCCCGCAGGGGAGCACGACGATTACGTGGATACCGTCACCCAAGCCTTGCGCCGTTTTAGGGAGGGTGGTTTTGTACGTCACCCAGAAGATTACCAAGACGAACCTGCCGTCCCACGACAAAGGATTTACTACTAATGGTTACCCCTGTCCGCCCTAGTAACGTAGACCGCGCTTTGCTACAAGCTCCTAACGATGCCCTGAGCATTGGCGAGCAAGAGCTCATGGACCAAGAAGACGCTTTCCTTAATGTTACCGTCCAAGACGATGACCAAGGCGGCGCGTTAGTGGAGTTTGGCCCCGAAGAAGAGATGTTCGGCCAAGAGCCAGACGACTTTTACGGTAATTTAGCGGAGTTAGTTTCCGACGATACGTTGGTCGCCGTGGCGGCTTATGTCACCGGCTCAGCCGAGGACGATATCGCCAGCCGCCAAGACTGGGAACAAGCCTACACCAAAGGCCTCAAACTGCTTGGCCTACGTTACGAGAACCGCACCGAGCCCTTTATGGGTGCCACCGGCGTAACCCACCCCGTTTTGAACGAGGCCGTCCAGCAATTCCAGTCCGGCGCGTACAAAGAGATGATCCCCGCTACTGGGCCAGTCAAAGCCAACATTGTTGGTGTGCCCTCCGCAGCTACCGAGCAGCAAGCCCAACGCGTCCAAGACTACATGAACTACCAACTGATGTACCAAATGGAAGAATTCGAGCCAGAATTCGACCAAATGCTCTACTTTGTTGGTTTGGCGGGCAGTGCATTTAAAAAAGTCTACATGGATGACAATTTAGGTCGCCCCGTAAGCCGCTTTATCCCCGCCGAGGACGTAATAGTCCCCTACACTGCTACCGATCTTCAATCAGCCGACCGCGTAACACACGTTTTTAAGCTAACCGAGAACGAATTCCGCAAAATGCAGGTAGCCGGAACCTATTTAGACATACAAGTGACTGCTGGCAGTGATTCTGCAGACCAAATCCAAGAAGAATACGACAAAATAGACGGCGTTAGCCCTGCCAGTGCCGACACCCAACTCACTTTTTACGAATGCCATTGCTACTTGGACATTCCAGAGTACCCAGACCTCCTCCCAGATGGCGAGGAATCTGGCATTAAACTGCCGTATATTGTTACTGTGTGCAAAGATTCAGGCGACGTAGTCAGCATACGCCGTAATTACCTTATGGAAGACCCCCGCAAGGATAAAATACGGCACTTTGTCCACTACAAGTTCACTCCAGGACTCGGGTTTTACGGTTATGGCTTAATTCACTTGTTGGGCAATTTATCACGCACGGCTACCAGTACCCTGCGCCAGTTAGTAGACGCCGGTACCTTGGCTAATATGCCTAGCGGGTTCAAGGCGCGTGGTTTGCGCATCGCCGACGACGATAATCCCCTCCAGCCAGGAGAGTTTAGGGATGTGGACGTTCCCGGAGGCGATTTACGCGCCAGCATAATCCCGCTGCCGTACAAAGAGCCAAGTGCGACGCTTTTCCAGTTGATGGGTTTTGTGGTCGAGGCCGCCCAACGGTTTATAGGCACTACCGACATGGGCGTAGGCCAAGGCAACCAAGAGATGCCCGTTGGCACAACCATTGCTTTGCTAGAACGTGGGGCACGGATAGTCAGCGCCGTACACAAGCGCCTACATAGCAGCCTCAAGCAAGAGTTAAAAATGCTTGCGGCGTTATTTGCCCAAGACCCCCAACCTTACCCTTACGAGGTAGGGGTGGAAGCGATGATCAAGACGGAAGATTTTGACGCAAGGGTGGATATCATTCCCGTCAGCGATCCCAACATCTTTAGCATGTCGCAACGAGTGGTTTTAGCCCAAGAGCAGTTGAAATTGGCGCAAGCAGCACCCGAACTCCACAACTTACGCGAGGCCTACAGCCGTGTTTACACTGCCCTAGGTGTGCAGAACGTGGACCAAATACTCAAGCCCGAGCCGCAGCCGCAGCCTAAAGACCCCGCCACCGAGAACCAAGAGGCAAGTGCCGCTGCCGGTGGGCAGGGTAAGTTGCAGGCATTCCCGGAGCAGGATCACCAAGCGCATATTGCGGTACACTTGGCGTACATGAACTCCCGCGTGGCGCAGATGCAGCCGCCGGTCCTAATGACTTTGGAAAAGCACATCTACGAGCATCTTGGTTTGCAGGCCCGCGTGATACACGACCAACAGATGCAGCAAAATCCGCAAGCACAACAGTTGCCACCCGAGCAGCATGAGGATATGGTTGCCCAAATACAAGCGCAGTTGATCGCCCAGTTCCAGCAGCAGAATCCGGCATCGCAACAAGGTGACGAAGATCCGTTGGTGGCAATCAAGAAGCAGGAGTTGGAACTCCGTGCGCAAGACCAAGCAGCAGACCAACAAATCGATCAAGAAAAGTTGCGTTTAGACCAACAACGCCAAGCCCAGAACATCGCGTTGGGCAGAGAGCGTATACAATCCAGCGAGGACATTGCAGCCATGCGCATGCAGCAGTCTGCACAACGGCAAGCCAACCCGCCAACCTTTGGAGGCAGAAATGAAAGACGATAAGATGAAAGGCATGGAAATTGAGATCACGTTTTCTAAACCAGAAAAGCGTAAGAAAATGGCTGACGGCGGCACCGCTGTCACTAACAATGCTACTCTAGATGCCACAAGCGACCAAGCTACTAACAGTAAAGTTTGCCGTGGTGGAGGAGCAGCTTTGCGTGGTACTAAGTTTGCAGGAGTGTTCTAACCGTGGCTTTGAAAAAAGGTTCTTCTAAAAGCACCATTAGTAGAAATATATCTACTGAGATGCAAGCGGGTAAACCACAGAATCAAGCCATCGCTATTGCGTTGAGCAAAGCAGGTAAAACACGCACTAAGCGTAAAACAACTAGGAGTTAATCCGTGACCAAGTTATTAGACAAGATAGGCACCAAGGTGTGGAGTAAGATTCAATTTGCGACTACGGTGCAGATTGGTTTTTGGACGGTATTCCTCACTTTAGTCTTTGTTGGACTGTTGTTGACTTAGAGTTACAGGGGCACAAAAAATGAACTTAGGCAAGCTGAAGGGACTAATTGGGGCGGTAGCGCCTTCGTTGGGTGCTGCGATGGGGGGACCTATCGGCGGGGTAGCCAGTAAAGTTATTGCTGAAGTTTTAGGCTGTGCGCCTGAGCCAAAAGCCATAGACAAAGCGATGCGCGAGGCAGGACCCGAAGAGTTAGTCCGTATTCGTGAGGCCGAGCTCAAGTTCGAAGCCAAAATGAAAGAGATGGAAGTCGACATTTTTGAGTTAGAAACCAAAGATAAGCAAGACGCCCGAACGCATTTTGCAACCGACTGGACAGCTAGGCTTATTGGTATAGTCATGGTGGGCTTTTTCTGTAGTTATATCGCCATGATTACTATCATGCCGCCAGAGCAAAACTCCATGGAGTTAATCAACCTCGTTTTAGGTTATATGGGTGGTTTGGTGAGCGCCATTATTTCTTTTTATTTTGGAGCCAGTGCGAGTACCAGTAAAAAAGAGGAAGAGTGATGCCTAACCAAAACATAGACCTCGCTGCTTTTTTGGGTAACAACCCTTATTATGCTAATGCGGTACCACAAATGACCGCCCAGACTGCTGCCCCCGTTGCGCAAACCACTGTTCCTAACTTTGAGAACTACGAGCCTGCTTACCTGACCGACGGCCAGATCAATGCTATGCGTGGTGGCAACCCCACTAACATAGACACTCCCTCCGTTAGAGGGCTAGACCAAGAAAGATTTAGGGCCGCACCGGTGCAGAATGTAGACCTCGCTTCTTTTTTGGGTAACAACCCTGCTTACAACCAAACTCCCGCTGCCGCACAACAACCGGCTACCCCTGCCCCATCTAGTGTAACGCTAGGACCTCCCGGAATGAACTATGGGAACATGGGCGAGCAGTATTTCACGCAAGCTCCTATGGGACCAATGCCTGCTTATCAAAACCCGTATGTAGGTATAGCTGGCTTACTTAACAGGTAATAATTATGGATAAAGTAGTAGAGATTCTTCGTCGCCACGAGGGAGTACGTTCACACGCCTACAAATGTTCGGCAGGGTATTTGACTATCGGTGTTGGGCGCAACATAGACCAAGATGGTGGGTTAGGTCTCTCCGACGACGAAGTAGACTACCTGCTCAGCAACGATATAGACAGGTGCATCAAAGAACTGGGTGCTTCTTTTGATTGGTTTAAGCAATTAGACGAAGTCCGCCGCGACGCCATGATAAACCTAGTGTTCAATTTAGGAATGCCCCGTTTAAAACAGTTTAAAAACGCGCTGGCTGCTATGGAAAGCTGTGATTGGAATACCGCCGCTGATGAACTTTTAGATTCCCGTTGGGCAGCTCAAGTAGGCTCCCGCGCAACCGAAGTTTCAACCATGATCCGCATCGGAGAATATGTGTAATGTCCGACCTTTACATTTATGAAAAAATGTTGAAGAATGTGCGCCAACGACAAGAGATGATTCAAGAAACCATTTGTTATGGTGTTGTTCCAGATTTTGTTGCCTTCAAGGAACTCCGAGGTCGTCTTGGGGAACTTGCCACAACTGAACAGGATCTAAAAGACCTGCTAAAAGAGGTATCAGATTACGATGAGTGAAATACTCGTGCCATCACATATAGCTCGCGAACAAAAAACTCCTCCTCCCCCAAAACACGTTGACAACGGCTTATTGTCCGAGGCTTATGTAGACGCGGATAAAGTTGTGTTAGACCCTAGCAAAATACCAGAAAAGGCATTGGATCGGTTACCCACGCCTACTGGTTGGCGCATACTCATTTTACCTTACCAAGGTAAAAAGAAGTCCGACGGAGGTATTATCCTCACATCCGAAACCCAAGAAAAAGAGCGCGTAGCTACTGTTTGTGGTTATGTCTTAAAAGTTGGGCCTTTGGCATATAAGGATTCCGTTAAATTTGGTGACCAAGCCGAACCTTGGTGTAAAAAGGGTGACTGGATTATTTTTGGTCGTTATGCGGGTAGCCGTTTTAAAATAGAAGGTGGAGAAGTTCGCCTCCTCAACGATGACGAAGTCCTCGCTAGTATCAATAGCCCAGATGACATAATGCATCTGTAACATGGAGCTCTACCATGCCTGAAGAAGTCCAAAATAAAGACCAGAACGATGAAGAAGATATTGTTGTCACGGTGGAAGAAGATTCTGAAGATTCTGAAGATTCTAAAGAAGAAGCTACCCAAGCCTCCGCTGAAGAAAGCTCTTCCGAAAAACCCAAAAAAGAATCTGACGATGAGTTAGAGAACTACACCGAAGGTGTCCAAAAGCGTATTGGCAAACTAACAGCCAAGATGCGTGAAGCCGAGCGACGTGAGCAAGCTGCTTTGGAATATGCGCAAGCTGTCCAAAAACAGTTGGAAGAGGCTAACAACCGCTCTAAGTCGTTGGATACCTCTTATGTCAACGAGTTTGAAAATCGTGTCAAGACAGAGTCCGAGCTTTTAAAAGAAACACTTAAAAGAGCGATTGACCGTGGTGACATCGATGCCCAAATCGAAGCGCAACAACGCATTGCTACTTTAGCAGGACAGCAAGAGCGTCTTGCTTATGTAAAGCAAGAGCAAGAGCGACGCAATGCACAACCCGTTCCACAACAGCAGCCGTATCAACCACCACAAAAAGCAAAGCCCGATCCTCGTGCAGAAGAGTGGGCAAGCCGTAATGAATGGTTTGGTAGCGACGAGCCTATGACCCTAACGGCTATGTACCTGCATAAGCAATTGACAGAAGTAGAGGGTTTTGATCCTACTTCCGACGATTACTATGCCGAAATAGATAACCGTATACGCATAGAGTTTCCACATAAGTTCCAAACAGCTAAACCTAAAGCAACCGGAGGACCAAAAGTGGCCTCTGCGAGCCGAGGGGGTGGGAATGGTAATGGTCGTAGGGAAATCAAACTATCTCCGTCTCAAGTTGCAATTTCAAAAAAACTTGGTATAACTGAACAACAGTACGCGAAGCAACTGCTCCGCATGCAGAATTCGTGAGGAAGGTTAAATGACCGAAAGAAGCCCACGCACATCCCAAACTAGGGAAAAATCCTCCAGAGCAAAGCCTTGGAGGCCACCGTCAACACTGGACGCACCACCCGCTCCGGAAGGTTTTGTTCATCGTTGGATTCGTGAGTCAATCATGGGTTATGACGATAAAAAGAACCTGTCCGCTCGCCTCCGCGAAGGTTTTGAGCTAGTTCGCGCCGATGAGTATCCAGATTTCGAAGCACCAACCGTCCAAGATGGTAAACACGCAGGTGTTATTGGTGTTGGAGGACTGGTACTTGGTAGATTCCCAATAGAGACACGTAAACAGCGCAATGATCATTTCCGTCAACAGACGAGAGATCAAATGACCGCCGTGGACAATGATCTCATGCGGGAGCAACATCCGTCTATGCCTATCATTAAACCTGAAAGGCAGTCTCGTGTAACTTTCGGTGGGAACAAAGGTTCCTCCGATTAAAATAGGATCTGAGCAATGGCTAATATAGATGCCGCATTTGGCCTTCGGCCTTATAAAATGCTCGGTGCAGGTGCAAACACCAACGGTGTTATGTCCTTCGATATCCAAACTACGGCGACAGCGGGTACCTCCAGTGTAATTTACGAAGGCACCCCCGTTATCCCCTTAGCAAACGGTATGATTGACATCGTAGGTGCCGCCGATGGCGGAACTGTACCTATACTGGGCGCGTTTATTGGTTGTCAGTACACTGACTTAAATGGCACTCCTACGTTCACTAATAAGTGGCCTGGAACTGCTGCTGTCAAGTCTGGTACGGCTGCAACTGCACTTATCGCAGCACACCCTGATCAGTTATTCTTGATCAATTGTGATGCTGCCGCAGCGGACTTAACTGTCCATGCAAATGCTGATTTTGCCTCGGCGACTAGTGGTAATGCTACTACTGGTATGTCTAGTGGTGAACTGGCTGTCTCAACGGTGAACACTACCAACACCTTAAACATGCGTATTGTCGGTTTTGCTGATCAGCCAAACAGTGACGATGCAACTGCCGCAGGTCGTTTGGCAATTGTTCAACTCAACAATCACTTCTACCGCTACGGTGCTAATGGCACTGGCGCAGGTGTATAAGGAGAATAGGAAATGGCGATTACTCGTTCCCAACTCCTAAAAGAACTTGAGCCAGGATTGAATGCCTTGTTCGGTCTGGAGTACGATAGGTATGACAATGAGCATGCCGAAATCTTCGAGACAGAATCTTCAGACCGAGCGTTTGAAGAAGAAGTCATGTTAGCAGGCTTCGGCCAAGCACCTGTTAAGGGTGAAGGCGCAGCTGTATCTTACGACACAGCTAACGAAGCGTTTACTGCTCGCTATACTCACGAAACAATCGCGCTTGCGTTTGCGATCACTGAAGAAGCCGTTGAGGATAACCTCTACGACCGCCTCAGCTCTCGCTACACACGCGCTTTGGCTCGTAGTATGGCTAACACTAAGCAAGTCAAAGCAGCGGCTATCCTGAACAATGCGTTCGATAGCAACTACACGATCGGCGACGGTGTAGAGCTCTGCTCTACTGCTCACCCAACTGTAGGTGGTGGTAACTTTGCAAACGAGCTTGCAACTGCGGCAGACCTTAACGAAACGTCACTTGAACAGTCGTTGATTGATATCTCGGCGTTCATCGACGAGCGTGGCCTGAAGATTGCACTGCAAGGCCGTAAGCTAATTATCCCTCCTGCGCTGCAATTCGTTGCTGAGCGCTTGATGGCTAGTAACTTGCGTCCAAGCACTGCTGATAACGACATCAACGCAATCCGTAACATGGGTATGTTGCCTGACGGTTATGTGGTCAACCACTTCCTAACCGATCCAGACGCATTCTTCATCAAAACGGATGCACCGAACGGCTTTAAGCATTTTGTCCGCTCTGCGATCAAAACTTCTATGGAAGGTGATTTTGAGACTGGCAACGTGCGCTACAAAGCTCGTGAGCGTTACAGCTTTGGTGTCTCGGACCCACGTTGCGTATTTGGCTCTCCTGGAGCTTAATATCGTTTCACGTGAAACGATAAAAACTGAGGGGGGCACTTGTGTCCCCCTCTTTTTTTGCGTATAGTTTGACTAGTAGGGCATCACAATAGCTTTGCAGACAGGTCTATGCCCCCTGATGTTGCACTTTCTGTAAAGCGAATCCTTGTGCAAGAGGTGTTTCTTTATGGGTACTACCACTTTCTCTGGTCCTATCAAAGCTGGGACTATCAAAGATACTACTGGATCTACCGTTGGTACTAATGTTGCGAACGTCGGCTACGTTCTGATGGCGCAGTCTAAAGTTATCGACATTGCAGGTGCGACTAGTGCAAACCAAGTAGTTGCTACCATTCCTGCTAACTCTCAAATTGTAGACGCTATCCTTAACGTGACTACAGCTAATGATGATGGAACTGCATCTACCGTTGTTGTAGGTACTTCTGCTGATGCAGATGCGTTTATCCCGTCTACCAGTGTTCAGTCTGCAGGAACTACTCGTGGTACGTTGGACACAGAAGCAACTGATGTTGGAACCACAGACCTACAAGTATTAGCAGACTTCACTGCAACTGATGGTGACGGAACTGCTGGTGTAGCAACAGTTACTATTCTGTATATCCAGAACAATAACCTTTCTTAATTAGGAGGTTGATATGGCTGGTTCTGATGTAAAAGCTAAACGGCTAACGGGCACTGGTTCTGCGGGAGTAGGTCCGGCTCGTATACGCCAAATACAGGTTTTAACGGACAATGTTGGAGCCGGTCGTTTGACTATTACCGACGGTAATGGCGGCGCTACTGCTTTAGATATTGACTTTAAAACAGATGATTCTCATTCGGTTAACATCCCGGATGAGGGTATCCGTGTGTCTGATATATATGTTTCGGTAGAAAC